GTTATCCATCATTTCAATATTATTGAAAGTGGAACGGTCTAACACGTTAATCATGTGAGCGGGAACGCCAAAAATCCGGCAACTTTCGTATGCCTGGAAAGTGCGGGTTTCATTCAGCATCGCCTCCTGTGGATTCGTGCCAATCTTATTATATTTAGCGCCTGCATCAAGCACCATTATGCCGCCGACATTATTAATGCCAGCGTGTTTCTTGCCAATCTTATTTTCAATTATTTCCCTCGCTTTACCGTCGAGAGGATTAGGGAACTCAACCGTAGCGTCTACTGCCGCGTTATTATTGAAGTAGTTATGCCCGTAGCGCGTAGCGTCAATGGACATTGCCAATGAAGATGAAAATGTGCTTGCAATATCAATCCCCTGCCAGCCATCAATAGTCATACCGCGCAAGTGCAATACTTCGTACTGCATCAGTATTTCGTAGCGCATCTTTCCACCGGGGTCGGTGCGCGTTACACAGTAGAAAGGCTCTCCCGTTTCTTGATTCTGGTAAACCGTTACGTTTTCAGGTACAAGCCGCTCTAATTTATACGCTCTGCCGTTGCCTTTGAATGAAATTTTTGCGTAGGCATTGCCAAAGCAAGTATCGGCGAACATATCACGCCTGAAATTAAAGGCTGTCATGTATGGTGACGGCTCAATAGTTTCCATCGCCCAAAGCGGGTGGCCAATAGCTTTTTCAGCCCCGGTATCAGTACGCTGATAGGGGGCAAAAGGCAAAGAGGCAAGTGTTTTGGAAACTACATCGACTGCCGCGAATACAGCAGGAACGGAAAGGGCTTTTTGACGGGTAATAACGCCGGAGCCTGAAAATAGAGAATCGTAATTTGTTCCCCATCCAGACGGCCCGGCGACTATTTGACCTTGCAGACTTCTGACAGTATTTTCAAGCGCAACTACGCGCTTTGATTTTATGTCAATATTGAAGCCTAGAATGTTCATAGTACCGTAGTCGGTACAAAGAACAACCAATAACGCGCCGAAACAGGGAAACAGTGTTTACAAAATGGCTACAATGTTATATTTTTAGTATCTTTGTGTCGCTCACGATGAGCGCCCGGTGTGGTATACCGGAAAAAGACACTTGCGTTTTCACTTTGCGACAGATACCACCTGTCGCTGTTGGTGGAAGCGCATTTTTATTTTAAAATGGAAAAAATTGAAAGAGTTTTAATTACGCCTGAAATCGCTACTAAAATGTTGGAAAAAAATGTCGGGAACAGGGCTATTTCTAAGCCACACCTAGACTTTTTGACAAATCAAATGAGTAACGGCCAATGGATGTATGCCGCCGACCCTATAAGAATAGCCACAAATGGAAAAGTATTGGATGGGCAGCATAGGCTTACCGCTATCGTTAAAAGTGGGAAATCACTTGAGATGCTTGTTGTAAGTGATTTAGACGAATCGGTGTTCTCGGTAATAGATACCGGGAAGGGGAGAAGCGCTGGCGATGTTTTGTCTATTGCAAATTTTAGCAATGCAAAGCTTCGGGCTTCAGTGGCTCGCATGATACTAGCCTACGAAAATGGCCTACAAACCTTTTTAAGAACAAGAGACAGCGGCATAACTACAGGAGGAGGGAACAAGGATATTGCTAGAATAACAAATGCAATAATTCTAGAGTTCGTAGAAAATGTAGACCTAGACGACGATATATCAATTGCGCAAAAATGTAGTAAATCGTTCAGAATGCTGTCTGCATCGGAGTATGGATTCTTTCACTATATATTCAAACGCTTAAGCGCAGATGCGGCCCATGAATTTTTAACAAAATTATCGACAGGGCTGAATCTATCCGAAAACGATCCAATACTTATGCTTAGGAATAAATTAATAACAGAATCCGTATCGTCGATTAGAGTAAGTTCTAGGATTAAGCTTATCCTTATTTTAAAGTGCTGGAATTATTACCGAAAAGGAGAAAGTATAAAAATATTGCAATATACCACCCAGCAGGAGATACCAGTGCCTATTTAGGCAATGATAGTTTTATCAAGTGCAAACCCGCGCCTACAAAACGAAGTGTGGACGCGGGTTTTCGCCGTTCAAAAAGCGCTTCCTCACAATTCGGAAAGATTTCACACAGGAAAAGCGTTTGAAACCGAACGGAAGCTCACTTTCTACCTGTTCCCATGCGGCCTCAGAACTCATTGTCTGTGCCAGTTCACGATGTCGGGAAAAGTATCCATCGTTGGTCAAAAGCGCCGCCGTGGGGCTACGCTCGAAATCTGTGTCTTTCATAGGCTATGGTTTCTTTGGTAATTCTACAGTGTCAACCAGTTCTACATAAACGGAGAATTTTGCAATCCACGGCTTATTTTCATCTGCATACATATCGACATCAAGAGAAAGCAGGCTATCAAGCGTTACACTGTTAAGAGATAGGTTTGCCCCATCGAACTCCAATTTTGGGCCTTGAAACATAGGGCCAAACATGGCTTCTACGTTCCCAATAGGCATATCTCTGCAATACTGCGAAATTGAAGTGTTTGTCTGTAGCGGGATTCTTGTGCCGTCTTCCAAGCAAACAAAGTGGGTGCCTTTTTCGGTTAATAGTTTGTACTTCATGCTGTAATTGCATTATTTAGCAACCTATCAATACTTTCCGCTCTTTGCCGGGCCGTATTTTCAATGTTGAAGTCTTTGATTATTCGTTCGCGTGAATCTGCCCATATCGCCCGCGCTTCTTCGTAGGTCGGAAACTCTGAAACGGCGTTTTCCCATGCCAATTTACCCGCGTAATTTGTCAGGCATACACCGCCCGACATTGTAGCCTCAATCCATGCGATATTGCTTTTTGAATCATTGAAAGCATTGTCTACTAAAGGCTTCCACACGCCGTTAATCTTTGCGCTTTTCAACTTCTCAAAGTACGTCTGTACGTCTGATTCGTATTCTAACAGCGTAATATTAGCAGGGTGCGCAATAGGAGGAAGCACCCCCCAAAATACCCACTGCTTTGCCTTGCCTTTGATTTCCTCATACTTTTCAGCCCCGGCAATAAGCACATCGAGGATTTGAAGCCCGCCGCCGCGCCACATCCACAAACCCTTATCTGGTGAAGGCTCTTTTGGCATATCATCGACATAAATGGCGTTTGGCACTACTTCTGCCCGGCCTATACAGTCACATTCGTACAAAAGCTGCTCAGTGCTTACCCAAAAATAGTCTACCAGCGTGAAAATTTCCCGAACGATGGAAACCCGGTTATTGTGATGGGCATACTGAAAATGGTTAATTGGCAGGTTGGTAATTGCGTCGTCAATGTCCAGGATTATTTTTGCCCGGCCTAGTGCTTTGATGCGCTGTGCAAGGCTCAAAGTCTCTTCGTCTTTCGGGCGGCACAGAATGAAAATGTCCGTAAAAAACAGGTCATCAGCATTGATAGACTTGTTGCGCACCATTTTCACGTTGAATTTGCCGGGATATTGCCGCTGCATTTCAGCAATCGGGCGAAATAGCCGCCACCAGGAGACCGCGGTAACTATGGGTTCTTCTACGATTAGGATGTTTATCATCTTTTCTTGAAAAGTGGCTTTTTTGTTGACTGGAGCACGGCGGCGTTGTACGCTTGTTCAACCATGAGTCCAATGAGTGCATAAGTGGTAGGTTCGTGTTCACCATTGCATTTTTCTAGCACTTTCTTTATTGCCAAAGCCTTTATCGTAGTTGGCGTAGGCTCTGAAAAGCTCTCTATTAGCGCGGGCGGTACAAGTTCAGTTAATACTTCGTTGAAAGTATCTGAAACGTAAAGCAGTTTGTGAATTTCGCTCATTTTATTTCGTTTTTATGCTTTAGTACAATACAAAATCCGTTACCCACCTTTGAATCGATTGGCTCCACCGCGCAAATCTCCCAATCCTTGCCCCAATCATGAGTAAATATCCACATGCACATATTTGCAAAGGATTGGCACGTCCAGCGGGAATGATGAGCGTCGGAACTTGGCTTTTCGCCTGTATCTAAAAATCGGGCTATGTGTTCGTCGAGGGTGGTTAATTCCTTCTCCCTGTCACTCTCCAGCGCGTCACGTTGCGGGCAGATAATAAAAATATACTGCCGGGAAATCCGCATCCATTCCTTTATAGCGCTGATTGGATCGTAAAAATGCTCAATCACATGCGAACTGATTACGAAGTCGAAACTTTGATCTTCAACCGGGATGCAATCACCCGGCGCTACAATATCCACAGGCATAACAGCCCCGCAAAGCCTTTTTTGTTCGCTGGCGTATGGCTGGAAGTCGGGGTGGTCGTGGTGTACGCGGTCAACGTTTAGCGTGTCAAGGCCAAAGGCATTGTGAGCGGCTCCGCCAATTTCTAAGCCTTTTAGGCCGTCTAGTAGTTGGTGCGCAATGGCTGATTCTGGGAAAAATTTAGAGTGTTGGATTGGCATGTTACCATTTTAAAAGTTCACTATCTTCTTCGAGTAGGTAGGACGACACGGGCGGCGGCGCGGTAAGCCAACCAAAAACCGCCATCCAAAAAGCACTAACCCCGTCAATTTTACCCGCTGACTTGGCTTTGTTTAGCTTTATATTGTCGTTTGCGTCAAAATCTAAAACAACATTTCTAAACATCCATTCTAATGCCGGGTTTTCTTGAATATCTATTTCTCCGGCAATGATTGTCTTTTCAATCCATTTCAATGGCTCCGAAGAATTACCGTAGGTTTGGCGGCAAAGGATTAATTCAAACCCGTCTCCTGTCAATTCAGTGGCAAGCTGATACCCGTTCCAAGGGTCGTAGGACACACTCCCTATCCGGTGCGTTTCAGCCTTTGCGTTTATCCACTTTCTGATAAATCCATAATCGGCCACATTCCCAGGGGTTTTTACAATAAACCCGTTCTCAACCCATTCGCGGTAACTCGTTTCGTCTTTTCGCTTTTCAATAGTATCCTCTGGAAGCCAAAACGTAGTAAACAGCGCCGCCTTTTGGCCATTGTGAGGCGGGAAAAAGATAGCGTCTGCGGTAATGTCGGAGGTCGCCGCAAGGTCATTTGCCAGATAGCAAGGCCGCCCTGCATAATCTTCCAAGTTTAGCGGCTTCATTACCGCCTTAATATCTTCTTCGGGTATCCATATTTTAGGCGTGTCAAGCCAAACGTTGAAGTTTTTTGTAAGAACCTGTACCCGCGTTGTCGTTCCCTTGTTGATCGCATCTTGTACCTGATCGCTCAGGTACTTTTCATTTGGCGTACTCCCAAGATTAGGGTTCGCCTTTCTCCACACTTTCGGGTCTTGCCAATCATCTCCCTCATCGAGCGTAAATATCAAGGCAAACAGATTGTCCTGTGTTCGTTCCCCTTTCAGCACAGCCACAGAGTTAGACCGCTCAATTTTGTAGCATGGGGAATCCTTGTCGAATCCCGCCGTGGTGATAATCAGCAGCAAAGGACACTCTCTGCTACCCATGCCCGTCTGCATTACGCCCTTAATCATGTCATTCTTGTGGGCGTGGTATTCGTCAATGGTTGCGTAGTAGGGGTTTAGTCCATCGAGTGTTCCGTGATCCGCGCTAACTTTCTGAATGAAAGAATCTGTATTTTTGAAAATGACGCTGTGCGCCATTACATCAATGATTTTTTTTAGTGCGGGGCTATCCTGGCATAGATACCGCGCCATCTTTTTAGCGGCCTTGAATACAATAGCGGCCTGATCGCCTGTAGTTGCCGCAGTATATACTTGCGCCCCTTCTTCGCCCTCAAACCCCGCCCCGTACAATTGCATCCCGGCAGCAAATTGAGACTTCCCCCCTTTCCTGGCCATTTCAATATACCCCTGCGTAAACCGTCGGTAGCCCGTTTCTTTCACACGCCAGCCGTATATCATTGCGAGCGCAAAAGCCTGATTATCTTGAAGATTAAACGGTTGCCCGCCTAATTTCCCCTCGGTATGCTTCAAAAGCCGGAAAAAGGAAAGAATCTTTTGCGCCTGGTGTTCGGAAAACTCAAACGAGCAATCAACAGATTTAGACTTTTCAAGGTCTGAAACATGCCTTTTAACCGCAAGTTTCACAAACTCGCAGGTTACTTCCTTGCCGGAAAGTACGTTTTTTATGTAGCGTTGGGCCTGTTTCAATTGTTCAAAAACTTAGCAAATGGGTCTTCTGGTTTTGTCTCCTGCGTTTTGATTCCCATGCGCGCGCGGGGGCTAAATCCGAAAAGCGCCCCAATTTGGTTAACTACTTTCCCGGCCTCTTGCATTACATTGAAAGCTGGGTTTTTTATTATTCTATCGCCGTCCGTGAATGTAATACCCCTTTTTAATACTTCGGCGGCCGCCGCTTCCCACATCAGCCAATTGCACACATATTGTTCAATGGCGTCCGTGTCTTGTTCTGCCAAAATCCCAAGCTCGTAGACCTTTTTGCATACCTCCGCCCACTTTTCCCGGTGCTTTTGGTCAAAATGTGCGGGGGCTTTTGGTATCACTTCCAGTATTTTAGCTACACCTTCAACCCTGGCAGCGTGTCTATCTTTCCTGTATGTGCCATCTTTCTTTAATTGTGAAGACGGTTTTGCGTTGTGTCCTCCGCTTGCCATAGTTTAAAAATTTAAAAGGGCGCGTCAGATCCGCCACCGATGGATATAAGTTTTTTTAGGATTTTACCCGCCCGCGCCTTTGCTGCCGATGGGCTACCTTTCCCCGCCTTCGGAGAAGTTCCTTTACCTTTGCCTGATGATCCGTTTGCCATAGCTTAAGAATTTACGACCTCCCACAATTTCTCATGCCGGATGCCTTTTTTGATTGTTTTGTATTTTTCAATGATTGCAAGTTGGTATTCGAGATTAAAGTCGTAAAGCTCTTTATTTTCCTCAATCATTATTTGCTCGATGTTTGAAGAACTGCGAAGGTTTGCACTCCCATGTATGACAAAAAACCTCCCGTCGTGCGTCTCGAATTGGCATGTC